AAGGTTAATTGTGTTAGCTTGTGATCTTGGAATGTTAGCCATATCTGCAACAATCTGGTGAAAGTCTGTATTAGGATCATTCTTATAAGACTCTATTACAGGATATACTGAAGGGAATTGATGTAATGATGCATAGTGCACAACTAATCTAGGTTCTTGCTGTGAATAATCGAAACAACCCCATGTATGTTTCTCTTCCGGTAAGAATAGAGATCTAATTAATGGTCCAAGATCCTTGTTCCTTGCTGGTAGTTGTTGTAAATTTGGATTATTATAACTGAATCTTCCAGTTACAGTTCCACCTTGATCAGATCTGATTTGATTGATCTCAGCATGAATTCTTCCTTTGTGTTCGTATCTAATGATTGTATCAATAAAGGTCGTATGAGCTTTATTAATTTCTCTTGCTTTTGCAATCATTTGGACTATAGGGTTGGAATGTTCTTGTAAAAAATTTTTAGTAAAGGATGGCGCTGATGATTTCTCAGTTGTATCATAAGTTAATCCAAGCTTATCAAAAACTTTTGCTATGCTTCTTGCTGCCCAAATCTGGGGTTCTATCCCTGTTTCTTGTTTTACTTTTAATAACAATTCATTCTCTTGTGCTGTTAATTGTTGTTTCAACTTGTGTGCACGTTCTATATCAACTCTTACACCTTTGAATCTCATATCAACTAAGCATGGAAATAAATCTGTTTCTAAACTAAATACAGATTCTATATCTTGATGAACTATTTCTTTTTTAAACATTTGCCAAAGTTCTAATGTAAGTTCAGCATCTTTCTCAGCATATGCTCCAACTTCCATCGCTGGTAATTGCCACATATCTTCTTTAGGATCTAATCCTCTTGACTTGGCTGCTTCATTTAAAGCTGCTTCACTTTTACCATAACCAAGATAATCCCAAGACAACATATTCAAACTGTATTGAAATCTATTCTCATCAACTAATGATGCTGCAATCATAGTATCTACGATCAAACCATTTATTTTAATACCTAATTGTCTTATCCAACAAACGTCGTACATTGCATTATGGAATATTTTTATTGATGGAGTTGCCATAGTATCTTTAAACCATGCCAAAACTTTCTTACGATCCATGTTAGGACCTGATCCATGCGCTATTGGAAAATAAAAAGATCTCCCTGGAACAGCTACAGCTATACCAATTACTTCTCCATTACCTATAACAGAACCTGATCCTTTCTTTTTTAAATCTGGATCTCTTGTTTCTAAGTCTACTGCGATCTCATCGTAAGATCTTAGATCGGGAAACTCTTCTGGTTCTACCCATTCCTTTTGTGCTTCAAATAGAGGTACTTTCATAATCCCTTTCTATAATCATTTCTATATAATGGATTGCTTTTAACAAATCCTGTTTCTTTCCTTTATCTTGGTGTCTGCAAATATATTTAATTGCATTGCCTTCAGCGAACAGTATCTTATTCTTATTAATAAATAAAGAGGGCTGTATTTTATATTTTTTATAATGACCTCCTCCTACTTGTTTAAAAAATGCCTTATTACTCATAGTTGATAACCATACCTTTCTTTTTTTGATTTAAATAAATAAAGATTTTCCATAGATCTTGTTACACCTACGTACCAAACTCTATGTTCTTCATCTTGTTTGTCTACATTCTCAGCAGTAGCTTCTCTGATCTTCCTTGCATTATCTAATACAAGAATAACATTTTTACATTCACCACCTTTTGCTGCATGAATTGTAGATACTTCTATTCTTGGTTCTTCAGATAATTTCTCACCATTAGATAACATACTTCTAATGTATAATTCTTCGTTAAGATCTATATTAACAAATGCATCATACCATTTAATATCTTTAGTAAACCCAAGATCTTCAATCCTAACAGTTAACTTATTATTAAATTTTTCTTTGTCATATGAATCTTCTAAATATTCATATATATCCTTACAATCAGCCACTGATATTTCATTACCTTCTGTTAATGATGTCCATTTTAAAACTGATTTATAAAGTTTATTATTAAAACTCTTTCCATACATATTTTTAAAATAAAGATTTTTTTCTTTTAATAACTTTGATATCTCCAATGCTCTATAAACAGTTCTAGTTAATATTAACCATTTATCATGGGTCATATCTAAACTATCAAAATTAAATATTGATTCTACTTTCCCCTGAACAACATTTCCTTCCTTATCTTTTTTTGGATAATATTTTTTTTCTTTTCTATTACCTTGTATTCTATCTAAAATAATATTGGATACTTCTTGAACAGCTTGTGGAATACGAACTGATTGTTGTAATACTTCTTCTATTGCTGGTTGGTCAATAAATCTATTAACATCAGCGCCGGCCCAAGCAAATATAGCCTGATCATCATCACCTGCAATGAATGTATCTTTTGATTTATCATTTAGTATATCAAACATCTTCCATTGTATCGGAGATAGATCCTGAGCCTCATCAATAAATACAACATCAAATGATGGACACTTATCTTTATTCTTTACGAATTCAGTTACCATATCTGTATAATCGTATAGATTATAAGCCTTTTTATAATTTAAAAAGTTCTCATATATATTATTTAATACTTCAAGATCTACGTTCTTACTCCATTCATTAGTATTAAATTCATCTTCAATGGATATATTCTTAATCCGCGCTTTGTTTATTAATTTAAAATATTCATCATCACAGTTTAAATAACCTGTTTCTTCTTTGTCTTCATAATAATTAACTTTGATACCTAATTCTTTACCTAACTGTTCATAATGTACTGGTTGCATTACATTTTCTTCTCTCATACCTAATGTATGAAAAGCTAAAGAATGTAATGTTTGAAAGAATTTAACATCAGATCTTACATAATTTTTATTTATATTTAAAAATCTATTTCTAGCTTCAGCAGCAGCCTTTCTTGTAAAAGCAAAATAACCAATTTTATTTAACGGAACTCCTTTAGCTAAGTAGTTACTTACCTCATTTAATAAGGTCATTGTCTTACCCGTTCCTGGAGGTCCTAATACTTTCTTTATCATTAAAACACATCCTCATTTCCTTTAATCTTTATAATTTCAGTTTCAATTGGATCTTTTAAAAGTTTCTCTATATTCACCTTCATTGTTATTACATATTCATCATGTGTATTTTTATCTAAAGTTTTAGGAAATCTTTTTTGTACTCCAAACTCAGCTCCATAAGTTTCCTTATTCGCTAATATTTCTGCCGTCTTTGCTTTATTCTCTTTCCATTCTTTATTTTTTAATGCATCATAAAAATTAGAATATTTGAAATATGCATGTTTACCTTCTATTAAAATAGCTCCAGATTTAAATGATGCATAAGATTTTGCTTTTGCTCCATTGACATATTCTCTTAAATATTCATGCAGTAATTCTTTTGGTGTAGTTCCTTTAGGTGGATGCTGTGTTTCTTTTGGAGGAAATAGAGAACCAAGCATTGCTTCAAACTCATCCCCTTTAACCTTAGGAACATATATATCAGCTGTTTTTATTATTAATGCTCTTAATTCTTCTTGGTCTTTTATTTGTTTAACATCCTTAGCTCTTACTTCTTTAGTGCCTTTACCGTTTGGAAGTTCAACATTAAATGTATATTCTGGTTCAGGATAAGCAATTTTTATAAGTCCAGATAAAGTTGGAAAAGTTTTTCTTCTGTCTGAAGCAACACCGAATTTTCTTTTCAAACATTCAGACTTCATACAATAAGCAACGATTGGTTCTTGTGTACATGAATGTCCTTTTGTAGATTCTTTTTTCCAGCTTCTTATTTTATCTCTTACCTTCTTTTCATCCCAATCATTTATACCATCTCCATTTTTAGCAAAGTAATCTTGCGCTGCTTGAATTACTTTCTTATCCCAATTATCTGGATATTTCTTTTTAGCAAAGACCATATAGTTATATAGAAATCTATCTCTTCCATCTGCTAATGGAACTTTAGTTAATAACTGTAAACAAGGAGGACCATCCTCAAATTCAGATGCCCCTCCTTGTAATACATTTTTCACATGGGCTATGGAAAACTCTTCTAATTCATCTGGTGTTTTTAAATTTGCTTCAACAACTTGTATAAATTGTTCAAAGGTAAAAGGCTTACCATCAAAATTAATAGCTAATCTTTGTTCTTTTTTAAAATAAGGTAAATTTATAAATTGACCAACTGATAATGTTCCATCTTCTTTTTTAACTAATTCAGTTTGTTTTGGATATATTTCTGTTTGTGCTGGTAGATGTAATGAGAATAATAATGTTTCTAAAAAATTTCTAACAAATAAAGCTCTAGCTGGAGTCTTTAAGAATAAATATAAATGTAATCCACCACTTTTTGATTTAACTGGTATTAAAGGAAGTTTTAATTCTTTTATAATATCTAAATATTTTTTATATGGAAAGTTTTCATAACTATGTTGTTTGTCATCAATATCAATAGCTCCAAACCTTGCCATGTTATCTTCATCACATGGTTGTATACCAATTGATTTCTTACCGTTTAAATGATCTAAATAATCTTGATCTGATATTGGTTTAGCTTGCCATCCATATACTGGTCTCTTCTTTCCTGTATCAGGATCAATTTCTATTCTATCTAAATAAGCAACACCAAAGTCTTTTTTAAGACCTTCAAATATCTGTATAAACTTATTCTCCATATAGCCCTTTCATCATTTCTTAGGGGCAAGAATTAACTTGCCCCTTTTTATCACTTATTAAAAGTGGGCTTCAGATGTCTTTTCAGACGCGCTGGACTCACCATGTTTAACTTTGATGTCTCCTCTTGAAACACTTTCAGCAAACGACTTAGCTTGTTGGTATAAAGAAGAATCCTCTACAGGACCTACTTTACTAACTTCCCAACCAAACCAAGTACCTTTATCATTTGATTGTTGTATCGTTCTTAATTTATATACGTGACTAAAAGATGCTGGTGTAAATAATCCATTTGCACCTTTCATCTTTATACTAGCCATCATACTATTCCATTTTCTAGAAATCTTTAATTGTGTAGATTTCATAGCTAATAAAGCAGTTGTTGGAGTTTGACCACAAATAATTAAAAAATGACTTGCAGTTTTTTCAATATAGTTTCCGCTAGGAAGTCTATCTTTGAAAGAGCCATCTCTTTTTGTTTTTGTTAGTATATCACTTGAAGATGAATGGATTCCAACTGGAGCTCCAGAACCTTCGCCTCTATCTTGCCATTCAATATATTCCAATTTGTAATGACATGGTAGGACATCAATTCCTTTTTCACCATCAAACAATTCTCCTGTAACAGAGTTGTAAATCATTCCAGGTTCTGCACCTTGAACATATTTACCATCTCTCTTATTAACTTC